AAGCGTCATACATGCCCGTGTCCTCGTCGTACATGAAGTTCAACGAGATAGTGGAGTTAAGGTCTGTCTGTGTAAAGTTCACATCACCCAAAGTCTTGGTGCGGGTGATTGTTGGTGTGGTAGTAACGGTTCCGGTCGTGACCTGATCCGTGTATGCCACTGCTGGGGTTCCGAGTTCTACAATAAATGTAGAGCCTGCGACGCCGACTGCTGCCATGATGTTACTCCTTCATTCTGACCGAGACGTTTATCTCGGTAGTGATTACTGTTCCCTGAGCGCCGACGTCTGTCAGTTGCGGAGGGCCAACACGTGTGAACGTGTAAGGATTTGGGATCGCTGCAAGGATGATGTCTACTGCGTTTTCTGAGTCAAGTTGTGCAGCGTCATTATTTCGCGGAGATACGGTGACAATAACTTTCCAGAATACTTCGTAATTAAGACTGGAACCGATGCGGTTTGGAAGGATCCAAGGAGTGTCTGGAATAATAACAATGCTTTTAGGCGTAGGCACGTTTGGCACTGCTGAATAGACTTTATAGCCAAGTCCCGTAAACGCTGACACCAATGCTAGGCGCGCTTCGGTAGTAAGCGCCGTCACCCGATCATCCCTTTTGTATTCATATACGGACCGAGAAGACTTGCAACGCGGCGAGTGATCCACACGCTAAGTCGGTACGGTCCGGGGCTGTAATCAGTCGCTACGGCTTGCCCGCCTGCCGCTGTTCGCGCCTGATAAATCTCTACCGCTACCGATAGCGCCGCTTCTTTACATGCGGGCGGCTCTAACTCGTATGCAGCGTCAGTGAGTAGGACCCCTACGATGTCATCCGCTGCCGCGGCGATTTGGTCGTATGGCTCTGTAGGCGGGTCGTAGTCGAGGTCAAGTGCCTCGGCTAGTTCCGCACCTGTAACGAGTGCCATCGGGGTCCTACTCTCTGTCCGTATGAGTTTTTACTGAAGGCCAATGATGCCGGCGCTGCTAATAATCTGTGCGGCTCCATATCCATATATGGCAACATCGCGACCAAGTTGGGCGACGTTATCCATATTTACCAAGAATGGACCCGATTCAATCCATTTGGCTGCTTCGCGGTTAGATACGAGAATAGCGTTGCCGCCAATGTTGCGGTCCAAGATAACCGGAAGGCCCGACACGGCGACGCTGAGGTTATTAGCGTTTGCGACACCTGACACATTAAAGGTGCCGTAATTAGATGGGAAGAACGTGGACCATCCACCAATAGTCTTAAAGACTGCAGGCGATACAAGAACAAATTCAGCAGGCATACCGGTGGCAGTCTGCACCGACACCGACGCGCCGAACACTGCTTCACGGAAAGCCGATCCGTCTGTATCTGTTGCAATGTCGTAAGCCTCAACGGTCCGAGCGCCGTAAACCGCTGCGACCATAGCGATATCGGTAACCTGCACATACGAATTAAGCATAATGCGCGTGTGCGCGTCTACATAGGACGGGCTCGAACGCTGTAGCAACTGGAACGAAATATCTGATCCGGCTGCATAAGTCTTAAGATTTGCAGTGCCCTTAAGGATGCTGATAGCAACCGAGTTGACTTCGTCCTTCTCATCAACCTGTTCCGCAACAATCGCGGTAAGGTCGCCGTCCCAATATGGAAAGTTGAATTCCATACCTACGGTGCCTGCAGATTCCCGGCCGAAGGCGTTGATAGTTGGTGCGCCGAGGTCAAAAATGCCGCGAACAATGTTTGAGAAAATTGGTGGCATAAGGCCGGGGTTATTGGCTGTAACCTGATCGAACAATGCGCGTGATTCTACTTCTCCGTTAAGCACTGCAAGACGGTATTCGCCTAAAGTGCGGTACTGTGCTAGTTCATGTACGGGCTCGCTAATATGTACGCTTGCCTGTAATGCTGCAAGTTCTTGTCGTACCGCTCCGATTGCTTCGCGGGCTTCAATGTCCTGAGAGACCACTACGGCCTCGTCAGTGGTCTGCTCTGACATAGTTTCTTCCTTTTCTTCGTCTTCTCTGATCTCGCTGACGCCTGTTGCGTAAGCGGGCATGTGGGTTTGTGATACTTCTAGCAATGACGCTGCCATGTGTTGAATAGCGTCACCCGCACGGTTCATCACGGATTTTATCGGCTTGAAGCCGACGCTAAGCCCTTTGCTTGCGCCGGTCCTCATAAGCGTCGCTGCATCAACGCCTTGCCGCGTATTTACAATATTAAAATCAATGTACAAACCATCGGGCTTATTTTCGGCACCGGTAATTACGCCGATAGGTTCCCCGTGGCGATACGCAAACGGTTTGCCAATAACGTCAGAAGGATTAAAAGCGTCTCTAGCAAACGACTCAGACATGCTGCCGATCTGTGTCGTTTGCTCGTAAGGAACCGCTCGACCATAACCCGTAGCGACAATGTCGCCGGTTTGATCTTCGCGTAATTCTACGACTAGTTCAGTGTCGTGTTGCGTAGTTTTCATGCTGGCCCCATGTCTTCTAGGTTTATCAAGTCGGGTAGGTCGATCATGTTTCGGGCTTCCGGTACGTCAACGACGCCAAGAGGTAAAAGCGTGTTCACTATTTGCGCCATTTCGGCCGGGTTAGATTTGAGGAATGCGGTTGTATCGAATTGGACGGTTCGACCCCGTGGGGTAACGTCGTTCATGCTCATACGCTCGGAAATCATTCGCATAATTGGAGTAAGTGACATGTCAAGTAGACTGCGATAAAGATCAACGCGATTACTGTAGGTCAGGCTTGATCCACTTACGCCCGCTCCTACCCAAACGGGGTCTAGGTTGCACAGTCGGGCAATCATTGTCGCTGATGCGTTGCGACCTTCGACAAGTTGTAGGTCTCTTGCGTTCCATCCAAACGTATCCGCCGAAATTGTGGAGTTTAGGTATGCGGTGGAGCGGTTCTGCCGTGCCTCTTCCCAAGCATCTAGCAAACTATCCACAACCGACTCGGGCAGATCCGCGCCACTATTTTTTAGCGCAATTTGTGGAAGTGGACTTACTGCGTATTGGAAGGATGCGGCCTCGAGTGCTGCCGCTGTACTAATGGCGCTAGATCCGTAGGTCAACCATCCCCCGTTGCCGTCTCCGTCGAAACGAATTATATTTCGGTCCGGTACTGGCGCGCCGTTCCATAAAGTTTGACCATCAGAAGGCACCGGCTCTGTGTACGCGCTGTAGGGCACAAAACTTATTTGGTCGTAAGGCATGTATGTTACTTCGCTAGGGAATCCATCCCATGAACGTGCTGAGACGAGCCAATAAGCAACATCGTATAAAAGTAAGTCGGACACTGTGCGGGTCATTAAAGCGGTATACGTCGTTACTTTTGTCGGTTGCACAAGGAAAGCGCGGGCTACTACTTGGTCTCGTCCGACATATTCTTTCAATTCAAACGCGCTAATAGTATGCGTGTACACCTGCAAAGCGCGGGCAAACGATGGCACTTGTAAAGCCACGGCTTTACCTACTCCAGCGCCTCTTGCTTGCGCCAGCAAAGTAAGTAGTGATGGGTTTGCGTAAGATTCACGAACTTGCGGGATCGGTTCCGGGGATGGCTGAGTCAGGGAGTCAGCAATCGAACGCTGATCCCGCAAGATCGCTGTGAAACGGGGAAACGCCACGCGGTAAGAATATCGCGTAAATACTGCAAGTCTTAGCAATGTGTGCTATGCGGGTTTTATGCGCGTCTGCGGCTGCGAACCATAGCCATGGGCCGAGGTGTCTTCGAGGCTTGAGCGGCTGCAAACATGACGGCCCTAGCCGCGTACACGCCATTTCTACCCATCGGCGCGGAGAGGACCCAGCCTTGCTGACGCCTACTGATTGTCGATGAACCGAAGTGTTCTAAGAGTGTTTGGCTTCCATCGTGTTTGATCGCTCGCCGGTCGAATAAGTCAAGTAAGTTCTGTGTTCCTGCTGCTGCTTCACGTTGTCCCACGAGTCCATCAAAACGTTCTTTGAGTCTGTCAACGTAGCCGGGAGTAACGAGAATGTATAGGCTGGGATGTTCGCGCCGAATTTTGGCTATCTGGGTATCTACTTCTCGCATGGTCCGGTGTGTGGTGACTCGCACAATGACATTGCCGTTGCCGTCTTCCGCCGCGATCGCTACCGCGTGGCCCATGCCGTCAAAGTCTGATTCGACCGCGATATTCCAGATCCCGTCTGCAGGGAGCGGGTCTGTGCTAGTGGTCTCCGCCCACCACGAGTCTTTCAACCAATGGTCAGCATGAGCAACCCACATATTCAGGTACTGCCGCTTAAATGCTGAAATTTCCACATTGGCCCACTGCTGGCGAAGAAAATTCTCGCGCTTAGATGACCACTCTGGGGAACCCCATTTCCAAGTAAGCGGGTCCTCGGGGTCAGCGTCCATAGGTGCGGACCACTCCAAGATCAAGATCTCGCTCGCGTCTGGATCATCTGACCCCATAGCGTCAATAGCCGCTTGCCTGTAAGTTTGCATGAGGTCACTAGCGGAGTCTCCCGCTGTAGAAACGAGCCACGCTTGGGGACTGATCTTTGCCGCCATCGTTGGAGCGATCGCGTCCATGTAGGTAGATTTACTAATACGCCAGGACTCATCGAGAAATGCCATGGAGACGGAATAGCCAACGCCCGCGTTATCGTTCGCGGCATGGATAAGCCACCGGTTGCCGTCCGGTGTTTCAATGCCTGCCTCAGTGTTCCCCCATTTCACTGATTTCTTGCCGTACTTATTGACGGCCCAAAGTCCAGCGGGTCTCATGACTTCCATCGCCGTATTCCGCTTATTAGCAACATGAAGAATCGTCTGAGGTTCTCCGAAGTGTTCTGCGTGATGGAGTCGCCACATGCATACGGCACGAGACAACACGGACTTACCCGACTGTCTCCCTACAGTCACAATCACCAGCGGCCACACGAGAAGACCATCCTCCCCATACTCAAGTGCTCGATCGAGCGCGTAACGCTGCCAACCGTAAAGAGTTAGCCCCATATTTGCCTCGGCCCACTCTGCGGCCTCTTGCCCGTAGGACCCCAATACTCGCGAAGGTCGCGCCGTTTCAAGTCTGGGCAAAGCAAAACCTTCACCGTGGTAATCCGGCCCTACAGGGCTACTCTCGGCCCCTCCTGAGGTCTTGGGGGGATTTAAGTG